AAAAAAAACAAACAACTTATTATGTCAGAATTTTTAAGAACAGGTATGGGTCGTAAATTATTGGAAAAAGACATTCCAAAACTAACATCGGTACTAGAGAGAATTGCTAATCAACTAGAAATAGCAAACAAATTAGATGAAAAGAAATTTGCACTAGAAGAAAAGCTACATAGAATTGCAATAAAAGAAGCAAACCAGAATGGCAGATAAAGACATTACATATAAACAATTTATTGCTCACATGGATAAAGGCAATAAAGTTTATATGAAAAAACCTAGATCATGGCAAAAGGTCTGGTTTTGGTGGGAATCAAAACGAGAAAAATGGTTTCTTAATAAAGCATACGATAAGAGAGAAGACGGTAAGGTAATTATTGAACCTTCAGTATGGATAACAGCAAAGCAAATGGAACATCACATGGATCACATGGTTAGAATGGGTTATAAATATTATATAAATGAATAAGTTAATTTTAGCATTTTTATTGTTCTTCTTAGGGCAATCGGCAATATGGTTTCAAACAAACGGTCAATTTGTATGGCCTTGGTTTAAAAAGAATCCTTTTATAGTATCCCTAACATTCGGAACTGTAATAAGTTATATTTTAATTTATGGTACGCGCTTTATAGTGGAGTATTATGATGGTCTTTTGTGGCCAGGTAGATTTATTGCATTCGGATCAGGTATTATTTCATTTACTTTTTTAACTTGGTATTTTCTAGATGAAGGAATTACTACAAAAACAATAGTATCATTATGCCTAGCTTGTAGTCTTATTGGTATACAGTTATTTTGGAAATGAAAGATCCCTACAACATACTAGGTGTAAATAAAAACTCTACTGAGGTTGAGATTAAAAAGGCTTATAGAAAATTAGCAAAAGAATACCACCCAGATAAATCTTCAGGTAACGAGGAGAGATTTAAAGAAATAGCTGATGCATATGAAACTCTAGGTGATCCTAATAAGAAGGCACAATATGATCAAAGAGGCAGCAATCCATTTGGTGGATCTATGGATGATATCTTTGAAGATTTTATAAGGAATGGTGGAGGTGGCTTTGGTAATCCTAGCTTTGGCGGATTTAGTGGAAGGCATGGCTTTAGTACAAAAGGTGGAAACATAACTGCACAAGTTTACATAACATTAGAGCAAGCTTATTATGGATGTAGTAAAGAAATTAGAGTAGGAACGAAAGTTGTTAGTGTAGATATTAAAGCTGGAGTAAAACCTGGTCAGAGAATGAGGCTTAAGGGGTTAGGACAGAGAGGAATGACAGAAGACCAAAATGGAGATCTTGTATTAACAGTACTTGTACAAGATGATCCTAATTTTTATTTAGATCAAAAAGGTTTACATACAATAAAGCATATAGATTTATATGATGCATTATTAGGCGGTAAAGGTGAAGCAACTGTATTTGACAAAACTATAACTTACACTATACCGAAATGTGTTAAGAATGGTACTATGTTAAGAATAAAAGGTAAAGGGTTTCCTGCTTATAACAATCCAAATATGCATGGCGATTTTTTTATAAATATATTAGTTAACTTGCCAAGTGAATTAAGTAATGAACAAGAATTACTAATTAAGAAAATGAAAGACTTAGAAAATGGAATTTGATAATGATGAATTTATGAGGTCATTACTAGACCAATTAGAAAATACTAGTTGGGATCAATATATGAACCTATGTTATAACACAATAATAATGTTTCCTGATCAAGTACTTCACTATGATGAGAAAACAGCAAAGCATAAAATTAAAAGCTTAAGTAAGATAATGCTACACTTTGAAGAAAAAGAAGATTTTGAAAAATGTGCAAAGTTAAAATCTATACAGGACAGAATAAAAAATTGTTAATAACTTTTAGAAAAAAGTCCTAGAAAAATTTTCAATTCCCAATTAAATTGATTATATTTATAATATAATTAAATAAACGGAATATGACTGAATACACAAACCTTACTTATCTACAATCCTTCTTGGATGAAATGCGCTCTTCCTCATCAGGGAATCATAAAATTGCAACTCTTAAAAAGTATGCTGATAACTCTGTTGAAAATTCTGATAGAGAATTCTTACAGAAAGTTTTCTTCTATACTTACAATCCTTATTTCAAATATAATGTAACTCCTAGGAATTGCAAAAAGAATTCAGATTTACTAGGTCACCCAAATACATACGGTAGTATCTTTACCTTATTGGATGATTTAAGAAATAGGGTATGTACCGGTCATACGGCAATTGCAAATGTAAATAGATTCGTCCTAGAGAATAAACAATGGGAAGATATTATTTACTATATGCTAAACCGAGACCTTAATATGGGATGTGGTACTACTTCTATTAATAAGGCAATCCACCCAGATTTAATTCCAACCTTTAAGGTCGCTTTAGCAAATGCATATAATCCTAAGAGAGTGGATTTTCAAAGTGGAGAATGGTACGGATCCAGAAAATTGGATGGTGTAAGATGTATCTGTAGAAAAGAAATGAATACTGTAACATTCTTTTCAAGGAACGGTAAAGAATTTACTACCTTAGGTAATTTAGAAAATGAAATTTCTAAAATAGGTGGAGACTTTATTTTAGATGGAGAAATCTGTATGGTAGATAAAGATGGTAATGAAGACTTCCAAGGAATTATGAAACAAATCAGAAAGAAGGACCATCAAATTGAAAATCCTAAATTCTTTGTATTTGATTATTTAACTTTAGATGAATTTGATAATAAGACTGGAACTACACCGCTTACTGAAAGACTTAAGAATGGTTATGATATTTTACCAGAAGGAATTAACTCTTCTATGTTAGAATTCTTACCACAGGATCAACTAACCACAGAGGAACAATTT